CAATTACTTGAATCTAAAGGTAAAAATTTACCACAAGTATGGGATGCAATTTCTGAAGATAGGGGTTCAGTTATTAATGTCAGATGTATGAGTTCTGAAGAAAAAGCAGTATTTAAAACATTCAAAGAAATTAACCAACTTGAACTTGTTAGACAAGCAGGGGTTCGTCAAAAATATATTGACCAAGGGCAATCATTGAATCTTGCATTCTTTAGTGATGCACCTGCTAAATTTATCAATCAAGTTCATATTGAGGCATGGAAACTTGGGTTGAAATCACTTTATTATTTAAGGTCTGAATCAGTATTGAGAGCAGATACAAAACAACAAAGAGATTTATATTCAGAATGTTTAATGTGCGAAGGATAATAAAATTAATCCCCATAATTTGGGGATTTTTTATTTTAAATGGTTATGGTCAAAAGATAGGAAAACCTAGTGTTTCACTTAATAATTATATTAATGTAGAGATATATAACCTAAGAATGGTTGATGTACTTGAAAAGATTCAAATAGAAGATTTAAATAAAGAAAAGATATATAATGTATTATGTCATGAAGATGACTATTATATGGGTGAAAACGATGAAGGAATTATTTTTAAAAAGAAAACAATTCAATTAAAACAATTAAAAGAAAAAGGAGGGAAATTCAAGTTTAATGTAAAAGTTATCAGTAAAACAAATAGACAACTTTATATTAAACAATTCAATCCCTCCATAGAAAGAGTAGAAAAGGTAATTAAAATTAAATTTATTTAATTATAATTCTCATTACTTTTGATTCTTTCTGTTCTTTCAATTTACAATCAATAGCAAGAATACATTTCTCAAACTTTACATTAATATTATCAACATCATAATACTTTGTAGGTAGATAATATTTTTTAGTATACTGACTATTTAACATATTTGATTTACCAATCCATTTTTCAACTAATGAAAATGTGTCACTAGTATTCCACCAATTATCTTTTAAGTGTTTTTCAAAATTATATTTTATCATAATAGAAATTGTTTATAATTATAAATATACAATATTTATACCAAAAAAAATCCCATCGGATACCAATGGGATTTTTAATTTTTAAATTATTACTATTATTAGTAATTATTTTCTGCGTAATCGTAACTCAATGTTACAGCAATTTTTTGTACATCATCACTAGTATATTCATTTTTACCAAAATCAATATTACTAATGAATGCTCCAAAGATTGTGAACTGTTGTACACCTACAAGTGTTGGGTCAAGAGCAACAAGTCTAAGTTCTTTCTTATAACCAGAAGCATAACCCATTCTACCTGTTATGTTTTCAGCACATAATCTATACCACTCCATCAATAATTGAACTGAAGATGGACCTTGCAAATCAATGAATTCTAACTGAAGGTCATCAAATGTTACATGACCTGCAACTTTTTGCTCATAGTTTAAGTACTTAATAGGTACTGAATTTACTTTCATTTTTGGTCTGTCAACAGCATTGACAATCCAAGTATATTTACTTAAACCCATTGTATCATCAACAAAGAACAATTCAAACCTGTTTGGTCTTAGTGGTTCATAATAATTGGGTACATTTCTAAATCCTGATTGTGGCATATCTTTATCTTTTTATTTAATTAGTATCTTTTTAATTGTTAAGCATTAAAATTAATTGCACTAGTTGACTTATTGACTACAAATGTTAGACCAATAAATTCTACTGCACCTATTGGTAAGAGTTCAATTACAAAGTAGATTTCATTTCTATCTCTACTTTCAGGTGTATTTAGTGTATTATCTAATTTAACACTAAATCTTTGTAAACCTCTATTGTCCTGAATAACTTTTAACTTAGCATTAGTTTGTGCAATAAAGTTAGTCGCTAAAATATCATCATTTGGTTCAAACAAATATTTTCTAGCTTGAGAAGAAATAATTTGTTTTGCATAAAGAAGAAGTCTTCTTACATCAATTCTATCAAGTTTAGAATCAGCAATTTGTAAAGTTTTTTGACCATATACAAATACTCCTGGAGTATTGTTAGAAAACTTAACGATTGGATTTAATCTTGAAAGATATAAAACATCTCTATCTGTTTCTTTGAAAGTTTTTCTTACATCTCTAGCATTTGGAAGACCACCTCTATTTAAACCTGCTGTTGCAAACCAAATAAATGAAGTTCTATCAGCAAGAGCCATTGCTCTTAAAATTTCACCTGTTGGAGGAATATAAATGTTTGTATTAGTATCAGGGTCTTTTCTTCTAATCCAAGGCACATAAGTTGCAGCATAAGAAGAATCAATTCCTGTTGATTCTAAAGAATCAGCGTAAGTATTAGCAACAACAGTAGGTGTATCATTAATATTTGCATCAGGAGAATCAATTATATAAAGTGCATCTTGACGAATTTCTTCAATAATTTGAAGTGCATCGTCAACAAGACCTAAATTACTTTCCCAATTTATACCAGGTGTTACAAATAAGTTAATTGCTGTTCTTTCAGTATCTTCATACACTCTATATGCGTCAAGATATGCATTATAATCTGAATTATTAAATTCAGAAATACCACCAAGAGCAAAATCAGCACCTATACTTCTACCTTGTCCAAATGGTACGGTTTCATAATAAACATCCCAACCATCAAATCCACCATAAGGAACAAGAACAAATTTTCTTTTTGTAATATCTTGGTAAGCACCAGATAATACATCATCAGAATTACTAATTGGACCTGCACCAACCTCAAATTCACCAAGTACATTTCCATCAGAATCTGTATAATTAGCTATTGCATTTTGGTCTAAGTGGAAACCTTTTGTTTTATATGAAGATTCCCCACCAAATGTATTATTTTCACCATAATATTTAAACAAATCATCATTTATTGATAAACCTTTAGTTGATGATGTATCAAATGCTTTTTCAGAAATACCTAAATATGTTTTTAAAGGTTTATCAGTTGATGCATATGATTTTTTATAAAAAATTACAGGTGTTTTACCACTAATTCCTGGATTATCCATTGTATCTTCATCAAATAATGGTAATTGATACCCTTCAAACCCACATGGGAATGAATTTGTTGGTGCGGTTACATTTACATTTACATAAACATATGCAGACCTTGCATCTTCTAAGAATGAATTTTCATCATCACTATAAACACCACCAATCCTTCTCATAATAAAGTTATTACTTACAGGATTCAAAGTACATCTTCCAAATCTTTCAAGAATTGAAGGACTAGTATCAGTATCATTATAATCCCTAATAACAACATCAAATTCTTTTGTTGAAGGATTAATATTTTCAATTGCAATTTTTATTTCTCTATTTGCTGAATCACCATCTGAATAAGAAATAAATTTAAATAATCTACTTAATTTATTACCATTTACTTCAGATACAAGCCAAGGTGTTTCAGGTGTTTTAAACCCTGTTTGATAATTTGAACTAAATGCACCATTAGTATTTAATTCAACAATATCTTTAATACTATAAATTAAATCTTCAGTTGCTAATTTTCTTATTAAATCAGGATATACCGCCTCACAATACAAAGTCGCTTTAGCATCACTATTTTTTCTACCCATTGCTTTAGTAATAAAATTAGATGATGTACTATTAAGATTAAACTCAAGCACCTCAGTTGAATCACCAACTGCTGTAATTGTAAAGTTATTTAATGGTGCGCCAATTGTATTTGTAAATGTTCCTGTTACAGACGTTACTTTATATTGATTAGTACCTAACGCATATAATCCTTGTCCTCTACTTCTTAATATCGCAACAATCATATTATCATATTCTGATTCACTAATACCAGAGTAAGTATAAACTTCATATGAAACTAATCCTGATGCAACTATTAAATCCACATCAGCAGTATAAGTATAACTACTAAAATTAACCATACTTGTTTCGGAACTAGCCACATAACCACTAACAGCTAGAAAATTTGTTTTTGCTGTATATTGTAATGTATTATAATCTAAATCCCAAATTGTTGGTAAGTCATTAAAAGTAGTGAATGATGCACCTGTAGCACTTGTAATATTAATTCCTAAAAATGAAACTCCTGTGTATGAAACATTTCCACTAATTTCACTAATACTTGTTCCACTACTTGATAAATTAATTGTATAAGATGAATTAGAAAAACCACTAACAGAAAGACTAACAGATTGTCCAGTAGAAGGTATTACGCTTGTATCAAATACTAATGGTGAAGCATAATTACCATCCCCTGCACTAATATCAATTCCTAAATATGTTGATGAAGAAATTGTTACTGAACCACTTATTTCAGTATTAGTTAAACCTGTATTTGAAACAGGTGCTGAAACTCTAATAGCCCAACCTGGACCTGCATTATAACCTGATTTACCAAGAATTCTTGTAAAATAAAGTTGATTACCTTCTTCTAAAAAAGTATTTGCATATGTTGGTGCTAAATATTTCATTTTTCCTGAACCATCAGCATATTTTTCAGTAGATGTACCACCAAAATATCTTCTAAATTCAGCTTTATCTGTAATTAAAATTGGTGAAAAGGCAGGACCTTTTAAAGTTTCACCAGCCATACCAACTGAGGTAATGCCTAATGATGGGGTTGAAGCGAAACTTCTGTCAATTTCTTGGAATTTAACTGTAGGTAATTTAA